GAAATAAGTACAAAGCATTAGGAGGATGGAGAAAATGAAAATATTAATAGACTTTAGCAGTTTACAACTAAATAAAAAAGATGCACAAGAATTATTCAATGCAGTAGGGCAAGAAAATAATTTGAAAGATAATGAAGTATTAGACGAAATCACTATGAATGTTGATAATATAGATAAAAACATTAATAACATAATAAAGAGTGTTGTCAGTATTGGATTAGATGTTGTCATCACTAAATAAGTCACAATTCAAAGAAATTGTATTTTAGAAAGAGGGTAAAAGGTTGGATAAAAAATAAAGTGTGATTTGTGTGATAAGACAATATTTTATAATAGCAGTATTCCAATGATAAACAAAATAAACAAAAATACCATGGATATTTGTAAAGAATGTTTTGATGAATTTTTTAATAAGTCAGGTTCAAATAAATAACATGAATTTGTTACGTCATAAAGGAAGGTGGATTTATAATTGGAAAAAAGGAAAGAGAAGATAGTAAAGAAAATTATTAAATTTAATCATGATAATTCAACTTTTTATAAATTTGATAAATGTTTAAAAATTACAAAAGTAAAAATAAATAAATTAGAATTAATTGAACCTATAGAGGAAGGTAATGTTTATAAGGTTTCTTATAAGTATGGATTAAATAAATGGAATCCTTTTGCATGGATAATAGTTATAATTCCATCATTTTTAATCTGTATGTATGAAGGTATAAAAGAGATTTTAGAAGAATTACAATCATTTAAAATGGATAACTATTCAGACACAATTAAAATTAAAGATTTGTCATAATACAAAAATATTAAGTAACTATAAATATTAATCCAACTATTTTTATAATCAAACTGTACTAGAGTGTTAATAAACTAATACGAGGTGATTAAATTATGAAAACTAATAAAGATAAGTTTATGGATTATGTAGATTTAAGATTAAGAGAAAAGAAATATAAAGATAAATTATTAAAATCAAATATTAAGGATATACAAATTAAGGGCATGGAGAAAATAACACGCCGAAAAGTAGGTTAATTTTAGGAGGGGATATTGTGGATATAAATAAAGCGGATATTTATAATAAAAAAATAATAGAAGAATTAGCTAAAGAAATGACTAGAAAAGAATTTTTAGATGAATTTGTATCGGAAACTACGAGTTGCCCTAGTTATTATGGACTTAAAAAATTTGATAATACTATTTGTAATGCTCCAATTAATTGTAAAGAATGTTATGATTTTGCAACCAAAGATATTAAATTTAAAGGAGAAAATGAAATTAAAGTTACTAAAGATAAAAATTAAAAAACATGAGGAAATATATGAAAAGTTAAAATGAAATTTACAAAACTAAGAACCATGATTATGGGGACAGCTTTGGAGAAACATACTCAAAGTTAGGTATTATATCAGCGGTCACTAGAATTACAGATAAAGTTAATAGGTTACAAAGCTTATGTATTAAGGATGCTTTAGTAGATGAATCTATAAAAGATACATTAATGGATTTAGCCAACTACAGTATTATGACTTTAATTGAATTGGAAGGTGAAGATAATTGAATTTTAAAGAATATCAAGAAAAGGCTTTAAAAACTAAAGGTAGCTATACAGATAATATAGATCAACTTATAAATGGAGTTATGGGACTTAATGGTGAATCTGGAGAAGTTATAGACATAGTTAAAAAATATTTATACCAAGGTCATTCATTGAATATTGATAAATTAATTAATGAGTTAGGGGACGTACAATGGTATATAAATTTAATTGCAGATGCTATAAATGTAGATTTAGAAGATGTAGCTAAATATAATATATACAAGCTAGAAAAAAGATATCCAAAAGGGTGTTTTAGAGTAGAAGATAGTGTTAATAGGAAGAAGTAGGGAGCATTTAAGCTCCTTTGTATAAGGCAGGTGAGAAACAGTGTTTAAAGGATACATTCCCACAGGTGGTAAGGATGGTAAAAGACCAACCGAGGAATATAAGGATCGTGTTGATTTTTATAGTTTAGAAGATGTAGAATCTTTAAATTCTTACGGTGGAGTATTAAAAGATAACATAATACAAATTGATATAGATGATGAAGAACAATCAGATATTCTTTATAAAATAATAAAAGAATTAAACATAAATACTACAGTTTTACAAACTACCCGAGGAAAACATTTTTATTTTCTTAATCCAGGAATAGAGAGAAGAAAACAAGGTTATTATACTGCACTAGGAATAAAAATAGATGTTGGACTTGGAATACAAAATGCAGTAGTACCTTTAAAAGTAAAAGGTAGAAAAAGAAAATTTTAAAAACAGTAGAGGATATAGACACATTACCAGCGTGGTTAATACCACTTAGCAAAAGGGAAATTAATTTTGCTACTATGGCTGAAGGCGATGGTAGAAATAGTAGTTTATATGGATATATATTAACTCTACAACAGAAAGGACTAACTAGAGAAGATATTAGGGAAGCTATAAGAATTATAAATAAATATATATTGGTTGATCCACTAGATGAAAAAGAAATAGAAGTTATTTTACGTGATGAAGCATTTTTAAAGGAATCTTTTTATATTAAAAGTAAGTTACAATACGAAAAATTAGCATTATATTTAAGAGATAATGAAAAAATTATAAAAATAAATGATGAACTTCATATCTATAAGAATAATTATTACTGCTCAGATACTAAAGAAATAGAAAAAACAATGCTTAAATATATAAATAATTCTACCAATAGCATTAGAACAGAGGTATTAAGATATCTGGATCTATTATGTAAAAATACTAAAATGACTAATCCCAAATATGTGTTATTGGAGAATGGAATATTTGATTTAGAGAATGAAAAATTACTGGAATTTAATAGCAGCTATATAATTAGAAATAAAATTCCATGGTCCTATAATCCCAATGCTTACTCACAAACTATGGACAAGACTTTAGACAAAATATGTTGTAAAGATAGGCAACTCAGATTGTTAATAGAGGAAATGATAGGTTATACATTATTTAGACGTAATGAATTGGGTAAAGCTTTTATATTAACTGGCCAAGGTGCTAATGGAAAGTCAACACTATTGGAAGTACTAAATGAATTACTTGGAGAGGAAAATATAGCTTCAGTATCTTTAGAAGAACTCAATCACCGTTTTAAAACATTTCAGTTGGAAGGTAAGTTGGCTAATATAGGTGACGATATTTCCAACAAATATATAGAGGATAATTCAACATTTAAAAAATTAGTTACTGGGGAAAAAGTTAACGTAGAACGTAAGGGTAGTGATCCATTTGATTTTAAGAATTATAGTAAGTTAATATTCAGTGCCAATGAGTTACCACGTATAAATGATTTATCTGGAGGACTTAAAAGAAGATTAATATTTATTCCTTTTAATGCAACCTTCAGTAAAAAAGACAAGGATTATGACCCATTCATATTAGACAAGCTAACATCACCAGATGCCATAGAATATTTACTTAAATTAGCACTCCAAGGATTAAATAGAGTATTAATTAATCATAGCTTTACTCATGCTGAAGTATGTAATCAAGTTTGGGAAGAATACGAAGCAATAAACAATCCAGTAGTAGGATTCTTAGAGGATAACGATATAGAGAATGAGCCAGTAAAAGAAGTCTATTTAAGATATTCAGCTTGGTGTAGTGAAAATGGTCTTAAGAGTGTATCTAAACCTGTATTTAGTAGGGAAGTACAAAAGCAAGGATATACCAGTAATGAAAGAATACGAATTAATGGAAAGCAAAAGCGTATTTATAAAAAGATTTAAACCTATATAGGTATATCCTAATAATATGAAGTTGTGACATATATTAATGCTATTTGTCACACCAACTAAATACAGTAATAGCAATAGTTATGAAAGTATTTAATAAATTAAGTGTGACAAGATTTTATTTATCTGTCACAGCTTATAAGTTAGTAGTATCAACGGTTTAATAGGTATCTGTGACAGAGTGACAAGAATTTAACTTCTTTATA